GTGGAATCTTATTGAATAACTCAGCCAGAGGTGAACCATCGCCAGCGAACCCGACAAAGGCTTGGAGTTGCTCGTCTGGTAAGTTTGTCCATGAAGAACCAATGGAAACGTTGGCGGGCTTTTTACCCGCTGCCGCTTCCACAAGGCTTTGCGTTGCATCATTAGCAAGCGTAGCGGCTTCAGTCTGGCCATCGATTGTTATTTGTGTTCCTTCAACGCTGAACTTTTTGAGGTTCTTTCCGAGCTGCTCGATGTTGTCTATGATCCGCTGACGCATGAAAAGGATTGTTTCGGATGGCGGTTCGCCGTTTGCTTCACGCTCGGCAATCCTACCCTCCAGCGCTTCAAGCTCATCGATACTGGCCTTGGTTGCGGCCTTGTAAGCACGTTGCATACGGCTGATGGCTACGCCTTCACGCTCTAGCAGGTCATTCCGGTACTTCTGGGATGCGGCATAAATCCTGCCCGTGCCGCTGTCTACTCGCTTGAGCTGGTCTCCAGCTCGTACCCGTAAAAAGGGTGGCTCTTATACACTACCCCCGGAGTGCAACAATCGGTAGACTTCGACTCTTCACCCTGCATCTGGTCCCGCTTGGATGTTGCCCAGCGGAACCCTGCATCGCCGCCCCATAAGTCCCAGGCTACACGCCCCGGACTAGGGAAACCTTCCTCACCGCTGTTGAACCCTTCGGCCTTCTTGTCTACTTCATGCCGTGAAAAGAACGAGTACATCCTCAGTATCGTATCTTCGGAAAGTTTCTCCCCGTTCACGATTTGGTTAGCCCGCGCAAGCCCTATACGCGTGCCTCCATCAAACCCTTCGGCTTTCCAATCAAGCGCCCGTTGTGCCGCTGTCCGCATGGCTTCAGTTGGTCTGTACTTGACATCGTAAGAGCGCACTGCGGCACCATCAAAGCCACCACCGCTTTGTACCGGGATTGCCGTTGGGTGTAGCTGCCCTTCATCTTCCGGCACGGCTTCAAGGCCTGCTATGCGCTTGGCTTCAGCACGATCAATGATGCCAGCCTTGTAAAGTTTCTCTGCTCTTACCGCTTCCGCTTGCATATCGTCGGCAAGCGCCCTGACGGTTTCAAGGTCGTACATTACGTAATCACCCTGCTGTGTCTCAGGGTATTCCGGCAGCAAGTCAGCGGTGATAGCATCCGCCAAGGTACGCAGGAGAGGCACCATGCCATCCTCCCATGCGGCCTGTTGCGCCCTCTCATAATTACTGTAGGTAGACCGCTCTAAGCCTGAACCAAGGCCCAATACCATCGGGTTGATACCAAGGGCTGAACAGATACGCTCCTCCGGTACGCGTCTCACAGAATCCAGAGCAAGCTCGGAAGGCGTAAGGCTAACCCTATCCATCTTGTACGCACCGGTCATAACCACGATACCGCCGCTACCGTCTCCGGTAAGGTCTTCATGCAGTTGCCGCTTGACCTGCCGAGCATCATCCATAGACATGTCTACCGATGTCTCTTTGGCATCAGGGCCGACAATGAGGCTAGGCATAGCACCGTTAGCCAAGAGTCCGTATGCGGTAGTGGATGCGGTGTTGTCGGTTGCAATCTCCCGCAGTACGGCGGTAAGCGGCGCACGGCCTATGCGGATGTCGCTAGGGTCTCTGCCGTACCGGATGTGGATGATGTCGGATACCGGGATGTCAAAGGAGCGGCCGTCCGTGGTGTAGATGTAGTGCGTCAAAGGGTTTACGCCGTTGCCTACCGGTCTAACCATGTCCTGCGGTAGAAACTGCAAAGCGGTCACCGTGCCACGGGTGGAAGAGCGAATCTTTCTCAGGTAGGTGTTGCCAAACAACTTGTAGTCTTGGATGCACCAGCCCCAGAATAAAGACCCCATTATCATCGGATCAGGTTGCGCCATGAGCTGCAATACCGGGTGGTCTTCTACCGGCTCGGCTTGCTGGCTATCTACCGGTCGGTAGTACCTTGGCGTGGCCTGTGGGTAGTTCCTGACGTACCAGTCAATGGCTGATGCCACAACGCCGTTTAGCCCAAGGTCACCGGCAACTCTAGCCCAGTCCTTAGTGCTTCCAGGGAGCGCCCGGCGTAGCAATGTCTGCAGCTGACCAGAGCCGTACCCAGTGAGGTAGATGTCCCTAGACTGGCTAAGCGGCAATGGCAATGCCTGTGTCGGGTTGGCTGCGGCTTTACGGCCTAAGAAGCGGTCAAAGATACCCATGGCTTCAGTATCCCACAAAAAGAAAAAGCCCCCTTGCGGGGGCCTGTGGCGGTTCCTATCGTCTAGTCTCTGGTGATGTACTGAGTATCTACATCAAGTCCGAGTGCGTGATACTTAGCAATGATGGCTTTCGATTCTTCGTTGAGTCCACCAGCAACGTTGGACTGGAATCCTACGCTGCTTGTGTAGATGTAGCGGCGGTAGCTGTTGCGGCCATACTGAGCATAACCATCGAATACCGAGTTGATGTCTGCGGCATCGATGCCGGCCTTCTTAAGGTCTGTCTTGCGTGTGCTTGAAACCTTGATAACGTAAAAGTCGAAGTAGTTTTCCATATCTCTCTATCTCCCTGCTTGATGTATAGAATATACACCGCCCGTGTATATCTTGCAAGGGTATAGAGATATATTTTTTAGACGGCTCCCCAAGAACGCTTAGATCCGCACACCTGCCAAGCATAGGCCAGAGCGTCCACCACGTCATCATGCCGACCAACCGGGAAGCTCAGTAGCTCATCCTCAAAGTAGGCCGGTAGGCCTTGGCAGTGCATGACTTGGCTTTGCTCGTACCGGGCTTCCAGAGGCGCAAAGCGGGTCACTTTGTCCCGGTCTGGGCGTATCCCCCGTATCGGTAACTTCGTACGCCTAAGAAGCTCCTGCACGACAGCGGCTTGGTATTGCACCTGCTCGATGCCGATCATGCTAGGATTCCACTTAGCCGCCATCATCTCGATGAACCGTAGCACGGAAGCAAAGTCTGAGCGGGTACGGTTGATGTCTCTAACGTATATCGTCCCATCTTCACCACGGGAGACAACAGCAACCCCGGTGTAGTCTGCTTCGCTCTTGGTAGAGATAGCAAGGTCAACCCCGATGTAGGTAGGTAGGCCTTCAGGGCAATCACCGTATCGCAACCACTCCCGCTTGATACGAGCTCCCGCCGCATCCACGAACTCCGCTAGATACTCTTGCCTAAACGCGATGCTCGGCAAGGACTCACCCGCCTTGCCTACCTCCTCCGGATCAATCCAAGGGTTAGCCGTGGTTGGCATCTGCCAAGACATCCAGTCGGCATCAGTAGCGGCCTGGTTGTAAAGGGTGCGAAAGTAGTTGGAGCCTTTAGGCGTACTCAGAAAGAACGCATCCCCTTTGAAGTCTGTCAGCGTTGGGCGTATGGCTTCCGTCCAGGCTTGCTCTAGATGCCGTGCCATGGCTGCCTCATCAATGATGACCCGCTTGTACTTTCGACCACGGGCAACGGTTGACGGGTCATCCAAAGTCCAGTAATCGATTGCTGCCCCGGTTATAAGCTCGATGCGCGGCGCGGGGCTTTGTACAGCTCGCCGGATAACCGGAGCATAGATACGCTTATGATCGGCGTATGCCTCTTCTAGGAGCCTGTAGGTAGGCGCGAACCAAGCACACGGCAAGCCGTCAATCAATACCGGGTCGGATAGAAGGTTGCCCCCTAGTGTAGTTTTCCCGAACCTGCGGCCACAGGCTAAAACATTATAACGGCGGGCTTCCCGCAGAATGACCTGCTGGGCTTCATGCGGTCTAGGAAGAATCAGCCGTATATCAGGCATCTGGATTCTCTATAACTTCCCAGTCATCTTGGAGGGTATCTCGGAGTGTGTTTTCAATAATGGTGTCTTCAAAGTGCCGGAAGTGATACTGGGAACACGTCCACTCATAGAATGTCTTACTAACTCCAAAATAACCCTTGCGTAAGTAGACAGCATGGCCGAGCTTCCATTCTGCCCTGCGTACCCACTTGCCCTGCTCAAGAGCTTCTAGCACTTCAGTCCACGTCATGGTTTGTCTGCGTACTCCACGATCACCTTGACCGGGCTACCGTCTGCGCCGGTCTGCTCTACCCGGCTAGACCAGTCGGCTTTGTGCTTGCGTTCAAGCCACCATGCGGCAGCTTGCCAAGTAGTGCGGGTTGCATCTTGGATGACCTGAAGGTTGCGTAGCTCCGCTTCACCTTCTGCTTTTTCTACAGCGTATGAAAAATCTGAATATTCCTTGAGCCAGTTGGCAAGTGTAGTCTGATCAATACCAGCGGCAGCGCAGGAAGCCCTGCGGGTGTTACCACCTCGCAGAGCGTCTGTAAGCTTGGCTACTGTTGCCGGTGTGTACTTGGTTGGTCTACCTGCTCCGGGTTGTGCTGCCATCTTCGTACTCCTTTTCTCTACTCATCAAGATTCTTCCTGATTTCCGCGCTGGTAGCCCAGAGCATAGCAGCCCGCAATTTATCCTTACTCATGCCCTGAGCCTTAGCCCGTTTCTTGACATCAGCATACAGCCAGCGTGTATAGAGTTCTGACCCTATCGCCACGCATCCAGCCCCGACCAAAGCACCAATAGCAAAAGGTATCATTCGGTTATCTCCCAATCGGTGTCGAGTGTTTCTGCCATAGCACGTTGTATATGAAATGTTGGAGTTGTATTCATTCCAATACGGTCAAAGGCCAGATGGAGTGTTTTTAGATCGTCGCTAGAGTTTATAAACTCGTATATTCCGTATCCATCTTTTCGTGCATCCATTTTTGATAATGAAATCCACAGGTCTCCTGCATGAACGTCCCATGTTTGCCGTCTAACTTTATGTCCTTTACGCATTGCCTTTACGGCTTGTGTCCATGTCATCTTGCAACCTCCCCGGTTCGCGGATCAAGTACAACGATAGCCCAGTCGGTAGCAAACAAATCACCAGGGGACAGGCTCAACTCTTCGAGTTGCGTTACCCGTTTCTTAGGGCCGTGCAGTTCAAAAGCATTCCAGAGTTCGGAGTACCGCAGGAATACGCTACCTCCCCAGTCTTCCCGCCAGACTGCGTTACCGCCACCAGCCATCAAGGCTTGAATCACTTCACTGAATCTCATCTTGTGGTTGTCCTATCATTTCAGGGTTTCCGTTGTACCTAACTCGATCAAGCGTATCTTTATCTTTCATGCGAATATTGACGTATGGATGCCTATCAATCGGCTGATTATGACCGTCATAAACGACATTATCCCAACGAACAGTTTTTGTATTTGTATCGTAGGTTCCACATTCCCAGTCATCTGCAGTAATCCAGTCAACATCAACACCGAAACTTGCGATGGCATAACCACTTGGCCCTTCTAGCCAATGTTCTTCAGTAGTCTGGCCTATCCGTACAAACTTCTTATCTTTTCGCCGAATCGCCTTACCATTCAACAAAGCCCGTATGGCTCGATCAAAAGTCATCTTATTATCATCCAGTCGTTAGCGAGTATGTCTGCACCACGGAAGTAAGCAGCACCGGCATGGTGCCGGTTCCCTGCACCGTCAAGCTTGTACATCACCATCTGCCCGTGGCTGAT